CAATCCGCCGTCCTCTTGGACGAGGTTGTCACCATTTTCAGTTTCAAGATTACCTTGCGCTTGATCGGGACCATAGCCCGAAAAGAACGAGATAATGCTTCCCAGACCCAAAGCCACACCGTTACGAAGAGCGCCGCCAAAGCCCATGTATCAGTTCCGGTTAATCGGCTTGGCGTACACCGTACCGCCTGTGGACACCTGAATGGCGCTCACGCGCCAAGGTGAGCCGTTCGTGTTGACAGTCAACACAAAAGGAATTGGCGTAAATGGCGGGATTGGCGTGCTGGCGGTCGTAGCGACAGCGCCTACGCCTACTTCGACGTAGCAAGCCTGATCCGACCAGACCACAACGCCTTGCGCGCCGGGAGGCCATGTGGATGTGTTACCAGCAGTGCCGGTGTAGGCTACGCTGTACGCAGGATAATCAGCTTTGCTTAGTGGGTTTAAGAGTTCCATAGCGCGTCCTTATGCGAGAAATTTCAGTTTATACAGCGTGCTGTAATACAGGCCAAAAATCTCGTCGATAATGTTTTGGATTGGGGTGCAATCCTTATCGACGACTTTATACCGCATTTCCATCAGTTCGTCTACTTGACCTTCAAGAAACTCGACAATGTTGTTGGTTTTCTTAGCTGACATAAGCGAAATAGGACCGATGAGGCCGTATTTGCCTTGATAGGCTTCCGCGTATTTATCCGCCAAGTCAATGATTTCACTGTAAAACTTCCGCAACGCTTTGTGCTTTGCGTAGCTGCGTGTGTTCAGATGCGTCGAGTGTGCCACGTCACGCGCAAGAAACAATGTACCTACAAAATCAGCGCAACTCATTACATCATTCCTTCAGGGGCTTGTTCTTGCATTGGCATTTCCATCGGCATCTCAGGCTGTTCGCCCATCTCAGGGGCTTGCTGCATCTGTTCGTCCATCTGCGGTACTTCGCGCATTTCAGGTGAACCGCCGATTAAGTCGCCTGTATCCAGCGCGCCTGCAATCGTACCCATGACAATATCCTGAATTTGCTCAGGTGTCATGCTGTTTTGTACCGCAGAGATACGCTTGGTTTCGGCTTCGTAAGCCTGCACTTCAGCCTTGTACCTGTCGATGGAGATTTTCTGCTGCTCTGCGCTATCTTGGATATTCTCCATGATGTCAGAGACGCGGTTGAGTTCCTGCGACAGGGCTTCAATCTGTTGCTTGGCTGCCATGATTTCTGGCGACTGATCGCCTTCTTCCAAGACTTTCGGGTCGAGGATTTTCTTGAACCGTTTCGCCATTTCCTGCGCTCCGGGCCAATCCATGTTCTTGATGAACAAATCGCCGGCCACAGTCCAAAGCTGCGGGTTGGATTGCAGAATCATCGACATGGCGTCGAGCGCCTCTTGACGCTTGGTCATGTAGCCGGGGCCAGTAGTGACCATAACGTCGTATGTGCCGATTGACGGGTTGTAGATTTTCTCAATTAGACCGCCATTTTGGTCACGAATTTCCTTGACAGGCTCTTGCTGCATAGGGTCCATTTTGACCATGCTAACTTCGCCATCAACGCCGATGATGCGCGCGATGCGCTGTGTGTCGTAAATCTTAGGTATAATATCGACAAGCTGGCGTGTAATGTGACGGATCGCACGGGCTAAGTTATCTACATAGTGGTACGTGCCAACATCACCCTGCTTTTCGCGTGCGGTGATGGCTTTTGCAGACCGTTCGTTGCCTTGCGCGCCCAAAGATGCGTCATATTGACCGGTAGTGGACTTGATGTCCTCACCAGCGCCCATTTTAGCTTGTATCAGCCCTGTTTGGGGCAGCGGGGGTGCTGCACGCTGTGGCAGCGGTAATACGTTCCCAGCGCCGTCTGTAACGTCTGGGTTGACTTCCAGATACGGCCAGTTGGTCGTGTTGGCAGTCTTCCACTGGTTCTCGTAGCCCTCGAACTGACCGCCATAGGCGATAAAGGGCGCTTTTGGCGCCAACGCCAGCATTTCTGCTTCTTGGCTGGTCCAGTAGTTGTACATACGCTGCGCGTCTTTGGCGTTCCGCACCAGACCGGACACGTAAATCTGTCCTTGCACTTCAAATTCGTTACCTACGACGCGCACGACAGGTATCCAACTGCCCGGCCACTCGCGTTCGTCCAGCACATCATAGCCATTGGTCTTCATCCACATGACTTTTTTGCGGTCTACTTCGCGGCTACGGACAGGCTTGCCGTACATGGCGCGCAGTTGCTTATCCATCGGCGTGTCTTTGAACGCCGTGACGTTATCTGGATACAGGTTCAGCGTCTCGCGCTTGCGCTTGTAGTAAAAATACTCCGCGACGCGGATAGTGTCTTCGTCAAGCCATGCCGACATGCTTTCATCGCCGACAGCGGTTGACAGGATCGACGAAATGGGCGTTGCGTCTGGAAACTCGCGCTCATACTCGTCTTTCGTCATGTCCTGCGTGACAAAGCACCATTCAGCGTCTGCGCCGCATGGGTCTTGGATCGTAGGGTCCATGTAGACGCTAAACGAGTTGCGGACGCGCATAATCCGCACGTCTTGGTCGAAAGTCTCTTCGTTGCAGTATTCCGTAATGAGACGGATGTAGCCTTCACCGTAGGTGACTTGGTTGTCGCAGGCTGTGTCGTAGGCTACGTCAGCGTCGGACATATACTCGATGTGCCGCACGACGCCGTCAAAGATTGCTGCCACTTCAATGTCAGCATTGTCATCGACAGGTATTACCTTACCCGCAGGCCGGTTTTGACGCTGTTCGTTCGTCACCTGACGGACGTGCTGCGGCAATTTGTTAATTGTCAAGCAGGGACGTGCGTTAATTGTCTGGCCTTGCACCGCACCGCGGGTCGCCAACACGTCAGCAGGCCACTGCCACTGGTTGTCAGGGCTGCCAGCCATGAACCGAAGGTCGTCCAGTTCGTCTTCACGGCTGTCCGAATAGGCTGCCATCGACATCTGTAGCCGATGGCGCATAGTTGCCATTGTATCAGGGTCGCCGCGGGTGTTCGCTGGATCGCTACCGATGTCAGCTACGTCGCCTACCTTGTTAATTCCTGTCGGATCAGCCATTGTGGTTACTTTTTACCTTTTTTAGCGGCTTCACGCTTCACGCTGTACGCGATTGCGACCGCCTGTTTGACAGGTTTTCCGGCGTTTACCTCGGCCTTGATGTTCTTGCGGAACGCGGCTTTGCTGGGCGATTTGACCAGAGGCACTTTATTTCTTCTTTGTTGGCGTTGGCTTCATCGACACGGTCGTGCGGATGACTTGCACTGGCTTGGCAGGCTTTACCATCTCTGCGCCGCGTGTCGTGCCTTCGCGGGCTACAGCTTTCATGGCTGCGCGTGCGCGGGCTGGGTCGCGGTTAGCCATTGCAGCCTTTTCAGCCTTTACAGTGCCTGTCTTATACAGGGCTTTGGTGTATTTATTAGCTGGCATTTACTTACCCTTCTTAGCTGATTTGGCTGTTTTGGCGCTTTCTTTGAAAGCCTTGGCTGTAGGGGCGCCTTTAGCGCCCGGTTTACGCATTTTCTCGCCTGATCCAGCGGCGATCCGCTCTTTCTTGGCGTGAATGTTGGCATATAGTCCGGGTTTCATGGGCATTTCCACCTTTTCAAACTAGCTTTGGCGCGTTCGCCATCTTTAGCCTTAGCAGCCACTGCACCCATGCGGGCGCAGAACGACGCTTTGCGCCCAGCATCGGCTTTTGTCTTCGGATTGGGCGCTGGCGCCTTCAATTTGCTGCCTGTTGCAGCGTTATATTTCGCTCTACCAGCGGCAGTCAGCCCCGCACCCTTTGACACAGGCAACTTCTCGCCTCTGCCAACGGACAACGAAACTGATTTTTTCTTGTCTGCCACTAGCTGCCCATCCAAGATGTAGAATATCCAGCGGGAGAATACCCGCTTGAGGAGCGTCTGTCAACGCGTCCTTGTCGTGGGTCTTTAGATGCTACAGGAAAGGCAAATGTCACCGCTATGGCGTCCGCTGCGTCAGGTGACGCCAGCCCGCGTGACTTCATGTCCTTCTTGCTTTCGAGGAACAATGTCCCCTTACTGTCCGGCTTGGTGCGCGGACTGATGAGGTCGGTCTTCAGGAACCTGTCGTTGGGTATATGGCCTGTGCGTAGCCAATCTCGCATGGAACCCCACATCTCTGCGCGCTTGTTGCCCCACATGATCTGGTTTTTGGCCTTATTGCCAAAGTTCACGCCGCGTATCTTGTACCGCTGTTCTTTTAGCCTGTCCACGACGCCTGCGCCTAGCCCGCCTTCGTCGATGCAGACCAACGCAGGCTTGAACTGCTCTATGGCGTCGATGACGTAGCCGGCCACTTCCATTGTGTCTGCGCCGCGGTGTCGCCGCAACTCCAAGATGTCACGGCCCTGCCGTATGGCGATGACGGTAGCGTCAGCACCGAAGCGTGCAGGGTCTACCCCTATGACGATGGGGGCGCTGTCATCTTTGATGGGTGGGCGCTTCATGGCGTCATCGACCAGATTGCTGCCGATGAACTGATCGTCACCTTCTGACGGGAAGTTACCGTAGACTTCGACACTGGCTTGGTAGCTGTCTGGCCCGTACTCGTCGATGATGCGCTGGTACAGGTTTTTGTCTGTACCCTCGACATCGCGGGCGTCGATGACGCGTGTTGTCCAGAACGCCCGCTTGCTGTGGAACGTCTCGTAGAAATAGCCAGTGTTCCGCCGCGGGTTGGAGAAGGCCAGATGGAAACGGTGCGGCGTGTTCTCTGTGAAGAAACCATCACTGACCGACCAGATGCTGTCAGGTATACCGCTGGCTTCGTCGAAGATCAGCATCACACCGTCGAAGTTGTGGACACCAGCGTATGCGTCAGGGTTCTCTTCGGACCACAGCCGGCCCTCGACTGACCAGTAGCGCGTGCCTTTTTTTAGGTCGCGCTCGACCAGTTCCGTCAGCCACTTGGCTGGCATGATGCGTGTGGCTGCTATCTCGAACCAGTGACTGTTGAGTGACATTGCCAGCCACTTGGTAATTTCTGCCCATGTTACGCTACGTAGCTGCGCTTCAGAGTTTGCCGACACGATGGTAGTGCTGCCGATCCTTGACGACAGCATCCATATCGTAAGCCATGAGACTAGGGCTGACTTGCCGATACCGCGTCCTGACGCAATCGCCAGCCGCGCAGTGTCGAAGTCAACCTTGCCGTTGTTCGCTTTGATGTGGTCGCGCAGGTCTGAGAGTATCTGGCGCTGCCATTTGCGCGGTCCGGGGAAATGTTCCAGCGGTGTGCCTGCTTGGCCCCACGGGAATGTATACAGCACAAATGCTAGGGGGTCATCCTTCAGTGTGGGCGACCACAGCCGCGCCATCAACTCCATCTCGTCTTGCGCTGAATATATCGGCTGTTGCATGTGTGTTATCCTCTAGCTGGGGCAGTTCAGTGTACAGCCCCTCGATGACGCGCGACTGTGCTTTTTCCAGCGCGCCTGTAATGCTTATCTGTTGGTCGATGTTCACGTCGATCTGCTGCTTGGCTACCCAGCCGTGCTGATGCTTGAGTATTTCCAGCGCAGCTTTGCTGTCGCCGTCGCGCGCCGCTTCGTACATGGTCTTAGCCGCTGTGTACTCGCCGTCGCTGCGACCTTTGATCTCAGCCATCTCCACCAGCGGGTCTGCATCGGCCAGCACGCGGAACTGCCGCGGGGTTAATCCGGCGGCCATCGCCAGACTATCACCCTTCAGGCCGTAGCGGGCAGCTTCATAGATTGCCTCCAGCCGCGCCTCGGTGGCTTGCGTCCGCTCTGGTGTAAATGGCAGTGAGTAGAAAGTCATTGGACGTACAATAATCTACTGCGCGCAGATACGCAACAGGCTTTGGTGCAGTGAGATTTTAAAAAAAATAAAAATTGTTTGCGTACCGTGCCCGTGACAGTCACGCGGCGCTCGGCCCTCTACCCCCCACCCCCCTGCTCGTCGCGTTCTGGCTTTGTTCTATGTGCTGGATTTTCGGTTGGCCTTTCCTTTCCTGCTGACAACAGTGTCAGTAAAAAACATATTGCTGGCTGGCTATGCTGCACTGCAACATATTGCACTGGCCGGT